GTGCCTGTACTTCTAGCTTTTTTGTTCAATGTTAATATTAGTGACCTAGGTATAGTTGCAGTCGGCTATTCAGCTGCAATAATAGGGGGATTCTTAAGTGGGTTTATAACACTCATGGGCGTTAACAAAACAATAAAGCATCAGAAAATCGAAAGATACCTAGAATCTTATCCTGAGAAAATTGGAGAATTTAAAGTGATAGAGGATCTAATTGATTGGGGTAAAAGCGATGGGTACTACAACGTCTTTATCATAAAGTCTAATGAAAAGCTGTTTAATGAATTAGAATTAAGCTCCGCAAAAATCAGCGCAAGATTATACAGAGAGACTTTAAAAATTAAGAGCATTTATCATTTCTTATTTGAAAACTTCTATAAAGAGATGCCTAAAGAGGAAGATGAGCTTACTGGCGAAAAAGTAGCGAGTTATGATGATGCAATAGTAAAAAGTGTTTATCAGGATAGGTGTTTGTCAATTTTAAGTGACTACGCAGCCATAGTCAGAAGAGAAGAAGAGAAACTAAATAAATTAGTTGAGGATTTTCAACCCGATTAAGGGACCGTGATGCGGTCTTTTTTTTGTGTCCAAAATAAAATCGGAGGTTTTGCTATGCACACGGAAAAAGTATTTCACTGCCCGCTATGTGACGAGGAACATGTATTAAGTGCGACGAAAGACTCTGACGGCAACGTCGTCGGCTGGTTTTGCAACCGGCATAAAGCGATGGTTATTGCTGACACTCCACAGTGGAACGGCGTTGATGCCTTCGCGAGCATAAGTAAGTTTGCGCGTCGTAATATCGACCGCCGTGCGATAGGGCGGCTTGATGACGTCAAAGCTTCGGGGCTGTCTCGTAAGATGGCGTATCTGTATATACAAACGGAGTGGGCGCAAGAGGCGAAAGTTAACTATTACTTCGCGCAGTATCACATGCAGCAAGCGGTCGAAGCGCTAAGGGAAGAAGTCGCAGCGAAAAAGGTTGCGGGGTAACGATGTCCATACATTCAAATTTAAATTTAATGCCCGACCACGATCGAGGCAAGTTCTATATGATGCCGAAGGAAATCGGAATGCTATACGGGCTCCTCCCGGGGTTCGACGCCAATTGCAAGGAAGTCTACGCTTTGCTACGTGACAAGAGCTCGAGTAATCCGAATCGTCACTGTTGGCCTTCGCAATATACGATCGCACTCGAAACGGGGCAGGCGACGGCAACGGTCAAACGGAAGATCGCCACGCTAGTAAGATACGAGCTAATTGCGCGCGGGAGACGAATAGACGCGGAGGGGAATTTATACACCGTATACGAGCCGCTTGGCTATGACGCGTTCATGCGCAGGTTTCCGGAGGCGGTCGAATTGTATGCGGAGAGGGAGCGGAAGTTACGGGACCAGAGGCGTTCGGACAAGCGGGAGGGAAGCGTAGCTCAAATTGATCCCCGTACGTAGCTCATTTTGATCCGTGGGTGTAGCTCAAATTGATCCGTAAACTATACGTACTTTAACTAGACTTATATAACTAGACGTATATTGGCGAGCGTTAAGAGAAAGGGCAATTCGGTCACTAACGTTCCCTCAGCTTGCGTCACTATGTTCCTTAGCCATAGAAACCGCGCAAAGAACTTTAAAAGAAAAGAGCGTCGCAGACAAAGGGAAAATGGTAGCCGCCGCGCCGATTAACAGAAGTGTGACTTTTATATATGGTCAAAGTATATAAGGATTATCAGTTACTCCATGTCTTTCCGGTTCTTTAGATTATAAGTAAATTGTTTAATATAAAACTTAGTTATGTAATATACAAACCCTAAGATAAGTACCACAAAGGCAAATAAACTCAATGACATTAAAAATCCTCCAATAGCAGTTTGCAGGACGTTATTTAAAATGAGGGTTACAACTGTAAAAGTAATAGCTAAAATTAGAAAAGATTTTTTATTCATTCTAAGACCTCCCTAGTATCATCTTACTACATTTATTAGTATACGAAAAATAAAACTTATGGATTTGGGGAGTGGATTTCGCGCATACAAAAACCGCCTGCTACTTGAACAAGCGGTTAATACTACGATTGATTGGGCGTCTAACTGCCCGACCATTATGCGCTTATGATAGCGTCCCTTGCCTATGGACTTAATGTCGCCGCCTATTTGAAAAGCTTTCATGATTGCCCTAAACATCTTAACCGCCTCCTTATCCTTCTTAACTCTATTATACCATAGAAAGAAAATAAAAACAATTCAGAAAGGAATTTAATAAATGGCATTTAAAACACTAAAGCCGGAACATTATATTGCAATCAACTATCTTGCGCAACCTAAAAAGGGTGGTAAAACGATGGAGGAAGTCGCCCAGGAATGTGGCGTACACCGCGCTACTGTTTACGACTGGCTTAAAGACCCGCTGTTCGAGCGCGAGCTAAAGAAGACGACTCGACGCAATACTCTCGCCAGGTTGCCGGAGGTACTAGAATCGATACCCGACCACATTATACGCGACGGTAACGCGGCTATGCTTAAGGCGTTCCTACAGATGCACGATATGCTGGAGGAGAAGCACGCCATTATAGACCATCGTAATGAGTCCGATACTAGCCTCGCTGATGCGCGTGCTAAGTTGGACGAGTTCCGTAGCAAACGTAAAACTGGCGGAGAGGAAACGTAACGTTGTCGTGTGTGCGCGGGAAGACGACATAATATAGGAAGCAACACGGAATGACGCTGCGACACAACACTACGGTATGTACATGTGTATATACACTTATGGATCGATACACTTGCAGCGACTCAATTCTGTAGAGCCTCCTTAAAAATTTCGGCTTCTTTATGCAAGATCTTATTCATTGCCTGATTGATTCGCGAAAATAAAGACTGCTGTTAAATCAACGTTTTCTTTGTGCATAAAACTTCTAATGAGTAACAGAACCAAATGAATGAAAGAAACCTTGTTAAATCAACGTTTTGTAAAGTGTTGAATTTGACAGAATGGGAATCGGTCAAATAACGAGGTTGTCGTTTATGCAAAAAATGTATGAAGTATTCATCCGCGAGGGGGTACAACGGGGGTCGGGGTCGGTATACCCTGTAGCCTAGTGCGCTCAAATCTCGCAAATCAAATTTAACGTTTGACTTTATCGTAGTAAAGCGTATCCCGCTCGTATTTTTTACGTTCTTTCGTACGCGTCGATTTTGTGCTTTCTATTTCCTTGCTAGAATACGTTTTACCCGCATTTAGGTATAAACGGTCTAGTCACGGACAAAGCCCGTATTTGCAAGCGAATAATAAGGCAAATTTTAGACGCAAGAGTTTGAGTATTTATCACGAATGGAAAAGGAGCCCTATAAGGCTCCGTAATTAGTTGATCCATATTCGTCAGCTTCTACCATCGTGTTAAATTCGCGAATATCGCTCACGCCATTCTCTGGAGTCACTTCTACGCCTAAAAATCCGTCTTGTGCGATCCACACATCAAATGATACGGAGTCCGATTCGTTAAAATAACTTTCGGATAGCATTAATTCAAACATAGTTTCATCAATATAAGTCTCGTAGTCCATTCCCGAGTAAACTAGATCTTGCATCTGCGAAAGATTATAGTCTGATTCTGATTTAGCCTCTTCGTATGTCTCGAATAGATCGTCAGTATCTAACGTAATCTCTTCCTCCTCATCGGAATTATTAGCTTCTTCTTCGTCATTGCCAGCTTCACTTTCAACTACTGCATCGTCAGACTCTTCGGCAGTTGACGTAACAGGTTCGGTACTTTCATCAGTATCAGTACACGCTCCCAAAGTTAGAGTAGCAATCATACCGACTGACATAATTATGTATTTATTCAAATCTATCACTCCTATATTAATTATAACGGTATTTACGAAGTATTAGTTAATAGGTTTCAATGTCTTGGACGTATTAGCTGTGTTATTTTGTCTTGTTACAATTGACGCAGGAAATTATTATCCACTGTCGAAGTTTGAGAGTGGAGGTGGTTCAGATGTCTTTTTCAGTTTCGATATTAGAGGATAAAAGGAAACAAGATAAAAGGATATTCACAAATAAAAACGGTAGTCTTTTTATTAAACTACTCAGTGATACGTATGGTGATAAAATCAAGAGTAAATCAGATGTTCATGAAGAATTAGCACAAGGTAAATACATTGTAATTGATAATGAGAATGTCGCATCTATCGATGGAGTACCTGGACAACCATTAATAGCAAATTATATTGACGAGATATTTATTGATTACGATGATAAACTACTTGATGAAATTTTAAATATGGGCAACAGATTTTAAGCATCCATCAAATTGGTGGGTGTTTTTATTATGCCTAAGGAGGAAACGCTATGCCCGATTTATCAACGAATACCTGCGTCTCGAAGACGGGACCAGTTACTAGCCCCTGCGCCTGCTCCTCGGTATGTGCCGCTAAATATGGCGTAGAAGTACGTAGACTCCGCGCCGATATCGGAAAGGCGGAGACAGCACGCGAGAAAGACGAAGCAGCGTATAAATGGCGCAAGTTTATCGATGACTACGCGCACAAAATTTAACGGGAGGAGGCGGTATATATAGCTTGGATTAAAGACGCTAGCGGCGTGAATCAGTGGGTAAGCCGAAAAGAACGCGAGGAAATGATCGATACGTACACGGAACTTATCGGAGCTCTCTCCGAAAGAGCGGAGTCGGACGATGACGCCGCGCTAGACGCCCTTCGGTACATCGAAGAACTGGAACGGCTCGAACGTATTCACCGCGCGGAGATCGACCTACTCTACTTCGTCCACGAATATTTTTCGGAAGTGCGTAACCCTGAAAATAGCGGTAACTGGGACGGCTTCGACATAGATAGCCCGGAGGACGCCGCAGAATTTCACCGTGAGATATGCGGGATTATCGACGAGGTTTCAAACGATAAGACAAACGATAAGGTAGCCGTAGCTGCGCCGCGTGGACACGGAAAGAGTTCGTACTTATCGAAAGGCGGACCGTTGAGAGACGTGGTATTCCGAAAGCGTAAATATATCATAATGATTTCCGAAACCGATACCGTTGCAAAGGCGAATCTCGATTGGATTACCGGTCAGCTTAAATATAACAAGAAGCTGCGAGATGATTTCGGGGGAATTTTATCGCCAAAACAGCAGTTAAACGTTAGAGATAACGGAGAATCGTTTATAACGTGGGAAAGTGCCGCTAATAGTGAGGATAAGAAATTGTTAACGTTAGTAGAGACGTCTTCCACGAATAAGTCTTTACGCGGACGAAACTGGAACGGCACACGACCAGACTTAATTATATGCGATGACTTAGAAGACATCCGATCAAACGCGAGTACGCCGGAGCAACGCGCGAAGCTAAAGGACTGGTTCTCGCAAACCGTTATTCCGCTAGGTGATCCAAAAGGACAGCGTACGGCATTCGTTTATATGGGGACCATTGTACATTCGGAATCGAATTTAAATAATGTAATAAGGCATCACCCTGAATTTAAATCAAGACTCTTCAAAGCGTTAATAGAGGAGCCTGACCGCGCAGATCTTTGGGAGAAATGCCGCGCTATCTTTCTTGATCCGGATACCCCGAAAGAAGAAAGAGCTTTAAGAGCAGAGCAATATTACGAAGAAAACTTTGATGAAATGAATAAAGGAGCAAAAGTACTTTGGTCTGATGTTCAGCCACTTTGGAAGCTGATGAAATGGAAATGGACAGAGGGATCGAAAGCATTTAACACGGAGTACCAAAATACTCCTTTAGACGAGGAATCGCAGATTTTCGTACCTGCTAATTTTTCATTTTTCGGTGAGGCTGATCTTATTCGAGATGATGGTCGCATGCTTAATCTAAGTTATTATGCTTTTTGGGATATTGCTACAGGACGTTCTTCGCGTAGTGATTACAATGCGATAGTAACAATAGCCAAAAATAATCGAACAGGAACCATCTACACGATAGATGCTTGGGCAGAACGTTGTTCTTCTCACGATGCATTAACTATAGCTGTTGAAAAGATTCGTGAATATGGGCATCGACTTTTTGCTGTAGAAACGATTGGCGCTGGTCATGATATGTACCGACAACTGCGTGAAAGACTTGCAGAAGAGGGATTGCTTAGTAGTACTAGATTGAAACCTATTTCTCATCACAATGCAAAGAAGGAAAAGAGAATAGAGTCGCTTCAACCTTTAATAGAAAATAATTCCTTACACTTTATGAGAAATCAAAGACTATTATTTGAGCAACTAGAACAATTCCCGACTGGCACTTATGATGATCTACCTGACGCGTTAGCCGGTGCTGTTGATCTATCTGGGGGGTCTAGACGTCATAGAAGGACTTCCGCTCGAAAACCCATGAATTTATAGGAGGTGGTAGTGCTGAGTATTTTTAAAGAAGGCGAGTACTTTCCGCCTGTTGAACATGAGGCACGAATTGAAAGATACCGAATAAATGAAACTCTCTTTAAGGGAGAGCATTACGATATTTTTAAACAGCTCAATTACGATTATGAGCAAATGGGTAACAATTACACGCCTACAAATTTACCTGGCTTAATATGCAGAAAAGCAGCCGACTTTCTCTTCGGTGACGCGCCGAGTTATTCGGCAGGGAGTACCGATTACGCAGAAGAACAAAAGGTTTTAGAACGTCTTGTAGAAACTAACGACCTAAACAAACTTTGCTACGAATCGGCAGTCTCAAACGCTTATAGAGGAGACGCTTTTTTAAAAGTAAGGTGGGGTCAGGAGTTTGACGGATTACTTGACGCCGAGGGCGATCCCTACAGAATTTTCATCGAGTCGCAAATCCCTCATACGTTTATCCGCAAGCATTACCTAGTAACGAGAAGAAAATATTCGCATATAACATCGCTATTCCAAAATGCATTGACGAGCTTAGTCAACGCTATATCTTGGATGTGGAGCAACATTTACCTGGTAAAATCACTTATTCTACGTTCGAATTGACGCCCCTCCACTACTCCCAAACTGAAAATAAGGTTACATCTTGGAAAATTAGCAGAGAGTTAGAAGACAAGAGGGAGGACGTCATGACAGGGGTTCCTTTCCCTTTGGTTGTCCATATTCCGAATACTGCCGGAGTAGAGTCATGGGAAGGGCAAGATGATTTAAGTGAGCACATGCCTCTTTTTGAGCAAACAAATAGGCGAATAACAAAGATAGGTATTATTTTAGATAAACACTCCGATCCAGCTATCGCTCTACCAGAAGGAATGTTAGATGAGGATGAGCAAGGAAACCCGATTTTTAACGTGGCAAGGGAAAAAGCTATTGAGGTCGGTAAGGATGAGGTTATGCCTCAGTACATCACTTGGAATGGTCAACTTGAATCCGCGTATAGACACTTAGAGTTTTTAATCGATCAAGTTTTAACCAATGCTGAGTTACCACCAGTAGCATTAGGTAAAGGGAATAGTGGAACAAGCGGATCTTCTGGATCGGCTATTTTGGCGCGCATGAATACTTTGATTGCGAAAATTAAACGTAAACGACGTTACTTTGAATCCGGCTTAAAAGACGTGCTTTATATAGCGCAGTTATTAGAAAAGAAGATGTTAGGGTCGGAAGCGGACTATGAAGCTAGACGTCCAAAGATCTTATTTAAAGACGGATTACCTATCGATGAAAAAGAGCAGGCGGTAGTTACCCAAATGAGAACAGGCGGTAGACCTACGGTATCCGTAAAACTGCTCTTATGGAGACGTTTGGTCTGACAGAAGAACAGGCGGAACTGGAGATTACAAGATTGAGAGAAGAAGAGGCGCTTTTTTATGGGACTGTTCCTTCTTTGGACGAAGGCAATCCTTACGACTCCGATCCAGTAATTGATAAACGAGAGATTTCAGATGTCTCGGTATAACTCACCTAAGCCTCGCTACGAAGAGCAGACGAATCAATTGCGTAATGCTTATCAAAGAGGCGCGGAAAAGGTTATGCGTGAGCTTGACAGATTAGACGTATCGAATTTAAGTCGTCAACAATCAACCGCAGCACTCGCGGGAATCTCTCGTACCCTAAAAGACTTGGATGCTGACGGAGCTAAGTGGGTGGAAGAGAACATACCACGTGCAGCTAGAGAAGGAGTCGAAAAAGCCTTAATTACGCTAGGTGAGGCTAAGGACGCTATCGAAGCCCGTAAAGTGGCGAGCTTTAATCGAATGAACCGCGCTGCTATTGACGCTGCGATACTAGACACACAACGCTCGCTTTTAGCCGTTACGCAAAACATAGATCGTAGAACTCGCGCTGTCGTTCGTAACGTTACGGCGGAGTCAATGCGAGAAAATATGGCGGCGGGGATTAACGGTAGGAAAGGATTACGCGCGGACATACTCGCTAAACTGCGCGGGGAACTAGCGTCCGCTATCGATACCGGCATTATAGATGCGGGCGGTAGGCGTTGGAAGCCGGGGCATTACGTAGACATGCTATCTCGTACGAAGATGGCGGAATTATACGATGTGGCGAACATGAACGAAGGTGTTATGCGCGGTGCTCTCTACGCGGTGATATCGAGCCACGGCGCCATTGACGCTTGCCGATTTTACGAGGGGACGATCATGCGGTTAACTGCGGAAGCGCCCGGTGATTACCCGACTTACGATGAGCTTAAAGCGTCGCAGCAGATTTGGCATCCGAATTGCCGTCACACGTTCAGTGTTATACGTAATCCGGATATTTTGCCGGAGGAAATACGAGAGGAAGCGATCGCAAAAGATGAGTTAGCGCAACAGGCGTTAGCGACGGGCGAACGTAACCCGATGATTGACGAAGATTTTAGCAGTATGACAACCGGAGAGATATTAAGCATGTAACGCATGCCCAAACGTTGAAGGCGTAAAAAGCTACGGGCAATTATTTAATAGCCGACGGGCTTAAAGCGGGAGGTAAGGCTATGGAAGCAGAAGAAACGGTTACAAACGAAGTTGTAGACGATCAAAAAGTGGACGACGTAAATACGGTTGAGGAACCGGAAAATAAATCGGAAACAAAAACGTTCACGCAAGAGGAAGTAAATGCGCTTATCGCAGATCGGTTAGGTCGCGAAAAGAAAAAATACGCGGACTATGACGATGTTAAGGCGAAGGCAAGCGAGTACGACTCAAACGCTACAACTGCGCAAGAATACGAAGAACTTCTTACTACCTTGATTGAGCAGCAGACCGAAAAGCTTCCGGAAAGTTTCCGTGAGTTGGTACCATCTAACTTGAGTAAGAAAGATCAGTACGAGTGGATTTCCAAAGCTGTAAAAGCTAGTTCAGCAAAAACAAAAAAAGAGACGCCTATTGGCACCTCTACAAATCCAAAAGCTGACAGTCTACAGAGCTTTGAGAATCTTAATCCTAGCCAGTTGTTGGCTAGAGGCTATGGAACAAAAAACTAATAACATTCACAATTAAAAGGGGAGATTAATTAATGGCACTTACATTAACAGAATCGGCAAAGTTATCACAGGATGTATTACAACGCGGAGTAATTGAAACATTCGCGCGGAGTTCTGCCATTCTAGAACTTATGCCTTGGATGGACATTCAGGGTAACTCATACGCATATAACCAAGAAGGCGTGTTACCAGGCATCGGCTTTCGTAATGTCAACGAAGGTTACGAGGAGTCAACAGGTATTATTAATCAAGCATCTGAACGTTTGTATATCGCCGGTGGAGATTCAGATGTTGACCGATTTCTTGTCCAAACTCGTTCAAATATTAACGACGTGCGAGCTGTCCATGATACGAAAAAAGTAAAGGCGCTAGGTTTAGCCATTACTAATCAGTTATTCAATGGAGATACAGGAAATAACCCGCTTGGTTTGATGGCTTCAAAAAACGGATTACCGGAAAGCAGAATCTTATTGCGGGTGAAGACGGTGGTCAACTTACTCAGGATATGTTGGACGAGCTAATTGATTCTGTTGATGGTACGCCTGACGCTCTATTCGTATCAAAAGCAATGCGAAGACAGATGAATGCACTTTTAAGAACATCTTCTCATTATACTGATGCAGCAGATAACTTTGGTAATCCGGTTAAGGCTTATTATGGTGTGCCAGTTCGCACAATTGAAGAAGATAACGAGGGTAACGAGATTCTTGGCTTTAACGAGGTTGCTGGCTCCGCTGAGAACACAGGTTCAATTTACGCAGTGAAATTTGGTCCTGAAGAATATGTATCTGGTCTGCAAAATGGCGGTATTAGTGTACGTGACTTAGGAGAATTAAATGAAAAGCCAGTATTTAGAACGCGTGTTGAGTGGTACGCGGGCATGGCTGTCTTCCACCCTAAAGCTGCGGCACGCCTCAGCGGAATCTTGAAATCTAATTAAATTAGGAGGAGTATATGTTCACTATTAAATCTCCTAATCCAAACTACTCCGGTTTGACTGCCGGGGTTCTTTTTTCATAATGGGATTGGCGAAGCCGAGAACGAGGCTATTAAAAACAAGTTAGTTAAAGAATACGGATATGAAGATATTACAGAATTAGAGGAGAAGCCTAAAAAAGCAAAATCGAAAGCAAAAACTGCCTCCTCTAAAAAATAGGAGGGGTCGGTTTGAGCTTAGATATACCACGCGCGGACGAGTACGTTAGCTTAAACGTTTTAGACAGAGAAGATTGGCAGGCGGCAGACGATGACATAAAACAAGTTTTCTAACCGTTGCAAGCACGACTTTAAAGCGCAAGTTTAAAAAATTCGACGTCCCTGACAAGGCTATTTTTCACTTTGGGCTATTTTGGCTCTCGTATTTAACGATACAAATAAATTTCAACAGCACGGCATCGCAGGCTTCTCCGTTACAGGGGTCGCCTCTTTTACATTTAAGGAGAATAACGTTAAGACACCAGGCGGGCTTCCTATAGCTGACCTTATTCCTATAGAAGTTTACGAGCTAATTAGCGAAGCTAACGGCGTCGACCTAACTCCGCGTAGAAGATCTGGAAGGACGGTGTTGTAACGTGGCGATCGTACCTTTACGAAATGAAGTAACGATAACGCGCGCCGGCGGCGTTGACGATTGGGGAAACCCGAAGCCAGCCGAGACTTTTACGTTAGATTGCCGAGTGGACGAGGGCTCGAAGCTTACGGTATCGAAGACCGGCGGACTAAATAACGCAGAGACGACCGTCGCTGAGGCGAAGATACTGTTTGATAAGCTCGCGGACATTCGCTACTCCGACTCCGTTACGTTTAAGAACGAGCTAGGCGTTTCGATAACGCGGAAGCCAATGAGTATAAACGTAAAGCGGTTAATCAACGGAAAACCGATATTGACGGAGGTGTTCGTATGAGTCTCGAATTTGATGGCTCGCAATTCCTCGCTAATCTCGACCGCTCGGTTGCTGCCGGTCAACGTGCCGCACAAAGTAAGATGTCGGACTCGATCGATGACCTCGCGCTAATCTCGCAGAATATAGCGCCGGTAGATTCCGGTACACTTAGGCGAACAGTAGCGAAGAGTGTACGAAGTATGAGCGGCGCCATGGAAGGGACGATATCGTTCTCTGCGACGGAAAGTAGCGCGGGTTATGGACGATTTAACTACGCTCTTTGGACGCATGAATATATGGGCGACGGGCAAGTATCATCGCCGGGCTCATATCGAGGGTACACCGTGGGCGCGAAGTACCTAAGCCGTCCGCTAGAAGGTGAGCGAGCCCGATATATGCGAGACATCGCGAATGCAGTTAAGGAGGCGATCGGCTAATGCGTGTTATGGAATTAATAACGTTCATCCGCGCGGAAGTGCCCGGTCAGTACTACGCTAATAAGTTGCCGCCTACGGGCGAACATGTTCCGGCGAATTGCGCTTCGGTAACGATTCACCCCGGCGGGACTTACGACGAGTGGACGGGCAAGCGAGAGCCTTCGTTTCAGATATTAGTGCGCGGGGAGCCGTTCGGTGATTCCGAGGCAGAAGCGCGGGCTTACGATATATTTAACGCATTGCAAAATAGAAAAGACGTACAGATTGGCGCTGACTCACTATCGATTATTCGACCGGTGGGCTCGGCGCCTTTTTATATTGGCGCGGACGATAACAACCAGCCGATTTACTCGATGAATTTCAATACGATTATCCGACCACAAAAATTGGAGGCTAAATAATGGCAGAAAACAAGCGAGGCATTAACGTGCCTATTGGCGCAGCTACGGTTGATTACGGGGAGGGTGCTGACCTCGTAAACTTCGGCATTACAAAGGGCGGCGTCAATCTACAGTTAGCTTATACGCAAAAGGACGTCACAGTCGATCAGTACGCGAATACGCCGGTTAAGTCAATCGTTAACGGACTAACCGCGCAAGTAACCGTACCCTTCGCGCTAAACGATCTTAAGAAGCTAAGTACGGTCATGCCGAACAGTACGTACAAGGAAGACGGAGACAAAAAGTTGCTAACGGTGTCAGGACTCGCGGGCTACGACTTATTGGCGAATGCCAAGCCGCTAGTAATTAAGCCGATTGACCCGAATACCACGCCGAATGACTACGTAACGATTCCGCTTGCGGGCGCGATGGCTAACATCGAGTACACCTACGACAGTGAGAACGAGCGTATCGCAAACATTACGTTTATGGCGTTTGTTGACGCGGAAGAAGGCGGGACGTTAGTTAAATTTGGCGACGTATCAATTGAAGATGCAGGAAACGGCGGGGGCGAGTAAGCCCTTGCTTTTTAAGGAGGTAAGCCGATGGACTTTAAGGCTCTACTACAAAAGAAAACAGCGCTAACGCTCGGCGACAAACGAGTAGACGCGCAGAAATTAACATACAACAAATACAAGAAGATGCAAGACTACGTTCAGAACCTACCAGGTAACATCTTTTCGCTAATGTTAACGCCGCAAGAAGATTTTTACCAAACGGCGCTAGTAATCTTCCATCACAATCTAAACGAGCTATACGACGTCGTTTCCGTTCTTAGCGAGATAGATCGCGAGTATCTCGACGAGCACGCGGGCGTTAACGAGGTTGTAGACTACTTAGTCGCCACGGTTAAAGCGAACGACTTTCAGAGCACGTTAAAAAAACGTCAAGAGCCTGTTGCCGGAGAAGGCGAATCCAGTTCCGGAGCAGGCGACTTCACCGTCGAGCAATGGCTTATAGAATCCGCGCTTATTTTAGGCGTGACACAATACGAAATCGAAAACGAATACGACTTCGTTGACCTCCCCGAAATTCTCGCTACCAAGCGCAGACTTCGGGCTATTGATCGTTTGCAGACGGAACAGTCGTTTTTGTCAACGAACAATCGAGCGCTAGGGGACGAAGATAGTGCGGAATATAGACGGAATTTAATGCGAGAAGCAGGCGTACGGACTCAAGCGTCATTTGACCGAGAGAAGTTCGAGGAAGCGCGTAATATTCTCGCGTCAATTATGTAAGGAAGGGGGGGGACGTAAATGGCGAATGCAGGCGATATTGTCGCAAGGCTCCGACTAGAGAACGATGATTTCCGACGCGGAGCAGAAGCGGCGAAACAGGACATGGATCAAATGTCGGCAAAAGCGCAGGAAGCGTCGGCGTCGATAAGTACAATACAGAAAATATCTGGCGCGGCTTTCGCAGGTGTAACGGCAACGATCGGGACTTCCGTAGCGATGGCGGCTAACTTCGAGCAGGGAATGGCGCGAGTCCGAGGAATAACGGGCGCGACGGATGAGGAGTTTGCGGCTTTAGAAGATACCGCGAGATCACTCGGGCGGTCAACGCGTTTTACGACTCAGCAAGCAGCAGAAGGCATGCAATACCTCGCGATGGCAGGGTTCGACACAAACCAAATAATTTCGTCAATGCCGGGCGTACTAAATCTAGCAAGTGCGGCGCAATTAGATTTAGGAGCATCTTCGGACATTGTATCGAATATCATGACCGGGTTTGGGCTGTCTGCGGACGAAACAGGACGAGCAGTTGACGTATTAGTTGAGACGATGACGAGTGCGAATACGGATTTACCACAGTTGGGGCATGCTATGAAATTTGTCGCTCCTGTAGCGTCTGCGTTAGGTTTAGATATCGAAGAAACAGCAACAGCTATAGCGAAAATGTCAGACGCTGGAATACAAGGTGGGCGAGCGGGCACAGCGCTTCGTGCGGCTTTACTTTCCCTTGCGAACCCCACCGGTCAGACAATAAAGGCTTTTGAAAAGTTAGGCATCGAAGTAACGACTGCCGACGGAGCAATGAAGCCTTTACCGGAGTTAATCGGTCATATTAATGGGAAGCTAGACGGTATGACGGAAGCGCAACGAACTCAAACAGTGGCACAACTAGTCGGACGTGAGGCAGCGTCGGGCTTTATTGCGTTGCTTGAACAAGGCGAAGATAGTTTAGCGAAATATGCTCAAGGGTTACGAGATTCAGAAGGTGCAGCACAGCAAATGGCAGATACGCAGAATAATACTGTATTAGGTGCGTTTGATGCGTTTAAATCCGCATTGGCTGACATAGGTATATCAATTGGACAAGAGTACCTACCGGCTATTCGTCAACTTTTGGACGGAGCGACCGATATGGTACGAACCTTCGGCGAACTAGATCCGCAGTTAATAAGTATGACGCTTAACTTCGCGGCTGTTAGTTCAGGAATAGCGTTAGCAACGACCACTATCATTAAGCTAGGCGCGGCTATTAGAGGATTGTTTATTGCTATGGGTCCAGGCGGATGGTTAATTGTCGGGCTTTCCTTACTTGCTGGAGCTATTGTGGCTCATAATATTGAGGCTGAAAAAATGGCTCAGGTAAACCTTGAAACCGCGAACTCATTAAATGATATGCACACTGAGTTATCGGAAGCGGCTAGCCGTTATCAGGAGCTTCGAACAGAGTCTAAGCTAACGACCGACGAGTTTGGTGAACTACTAGATATTAGAAAAGAAATGGCGAGTAATCCGGAGGCTGCTGCGTTAGAAGCTTTGCAGGAAAGATTTGATGAGCTTAGTAAAAAGTCGGGCTTAACTAACGAGCAGCTAGAAGAGATGCTTGGATTAAATCAAACTATTGTCGATAGAGCCCCACAAACAGTAGAGGCTCATTCTGCTCAAGGCGAAGCTATTGCCGGTGTTAACGATAAGCTTCAAGAGTACATTGACGGCTTTTAGCTGCATCAGAAGCAGAGTTAGAGTTGGAGAAGCTTAAATGGGCGGAACAGCGCGAGAAGCACCTGGATAAAGTTAGGACAGCTACTGAGAATATCAATGAATTAGAGAGTCAGGCACTGGAACTTTCAAAGTATCAAGGCATGAGTAAGGATGAGCTTTGGCAGCTTTACCAAGAACTTGCCAATACCCAAGCATCTTATTTAAGTACAGAGGAAGAAATTGCAGAAGCTGCGAAAGATCAAGAGATAGTTAAGAAGTTAATTGACGATGGCATAGTAGGAACAATTGATAAGTTGCAAGGTCAAATTGAAAAAGAAAAGGAAATACTGGAAAACTCTGAGCAAGAGCTTGCAAAAGGTCAAGAAATTGATGATCTTTATTCAAACATCCAACTAAAGAAAATTGGCATAAACGAAACGGGCGAGCGTGGTGTTCAAATAGCTGAGGAACAGCTAGAATCATTGCGCAAGCAAAGAGATCAATTACAAGAAAAGATATCGCAAGAGGGCGACCAGCACGGTATCTTATCGGAACAACTGAATGTAATCAACGATCAAATTGGCGCCCATGAAAGTACGTTAAAGCTAATTGGACGCGAGACAGACATTCAATCGGATCTATTAAGCGGGGAGAGTGAAAGAGAGAGGCGTATTCAGGCAACGAACAGCACTTTAGCCGAACAGGAGCGTATTCACGGAAACAATACCTCCGCGCAAAACTCTACGAACTCCGCAATCGATGAAGGTACCGGTAAAGCTCGCGAGCAAACAGCGGAACTCGGCAAGGACGTTAGTAAAAACGTAAACGTAACGGATAACGGAACCATTGCGTCACTCGACGAACGCGCCCGCCGTCCTGTAACGAAGCTAGTCACGTTTAAGGAAACGAACTCACCGAACGCTAACCGTTCTACGGACGTTTCCAGCATGAAGCGTTTCCAGCGACACCAAGGCGGAACGGTCGAGCGAGGCGCCGGCGCTTACGGTCAAACTACGCCTGTTAATATGCTACACAGCGGAGGGCAGGCGGAGGAAGACGTCACGCAGCGGTTTAGCTCGTTACTCGCGCGCGCCCGATGTTTAATGAGGTGGACGTCCGTTTGCTCCGTAACGAGATGGTGCTTACCGAGCCGCAGCAAGCGAACCTTCACCGTATGATTCAAGCGGGTCAGACCGGCGGCTCACAACCGGACAACTCACCCTACTTCGCGCAAATGGTCGGGCTTTTGGGCGGCATTCAAACGGCTATTAAGCAAGCGGACTCTAAGGGCAACGTAAACTTGCGACGTCTCGGGCGTGACCTGGAGCCGTACATTAGCGATTATCAAGAACGTGGCGTCGAGCGATATGAACGTTGGACGCCGTAGAGAGGAGGCGGAAGATTGGACGAGTTTTTTAAGAGTTCGTTTGCCGGCGTTAAGGTGCCGAAGACGACGGACAATTTTCGAATAAGATACGATGATGGCTCAGAATTAGACATGGCGGAAGACTTATTTGTGCTTGTACGTAGTTTTCGCGTAAGCTCTCCGAGTCCAACGCTATACCGACAGAAAATACAAGGAAGAAACGGCGCTGTAACAACGGGGCGTGACCTTGACGAGCGTACGATACAGGTCGTTTGCGAATTATACGCGCTAGACGAATACGACTACGAGCTCGCGGAGAAGGACTTATACAAAACGCTGTTTAGAGACGCCGAGTTTTACGTTATCCAAGACGTCATGCCGACGCGCCAGTGGCGGGTTTCCGTCGAAGATTCGCTCACGCCGACACGGGAAGGTTCACGCGCAGAAATTTCGTTCACTCTCACGGTTGCGTCCGGGTTCTCCGAGTCTATCGGCGCGCTGAACGATCCACTAACGTTTGACGAGCATTGGGCGTTTGGCGATAACCTACCACTGGACGCAGACGTTTTATATACGCACACCAAGCGGCAATTCGAGATATGGAACCTCGGCGACGTGGCGGTCGACCCGCGGAATGCGCCGGTATTTACGCTGCTGTATAAAGGTGCGTCGAACGGGCTTACGGTAGAGAATCGGACAACTGGCGATGTTTGGCGCTTAAACGGCACAACTAACGCGAATGATCACGTTCTAATTGACGGAGTAGTTACGCGGGTGAACGGTCAGAGAGCGACGGATCGAACGAATTTTGGCGTCATAACGTTAGCGCCGGGCAGGAACGACATACGAATAACGGGCACAAGCGGAAGCTTCGAGGTAACGTTCGACTTCCGTTTTTATATTTCTAACGAAGGAGGAGCGGAATGACGAACAACTTACAAACACCGATTAATCGGCAGATACGCGCAAGGCTTAATAAGATAGACGATATTCACGAATTATCAATGGAATCAGACGCGCGGAGTAAAGAAGCGAAGGAAAGCGCTGACCTCTCCGCCCATAAATCAGACGTAACAGCGAAGCAATTAACAGAAGCGCTAAGAGAGGGTGACCAGCCTGCGGAGGTACAAGCCGCGAGAGTGAACGGAGTTACCGGAGAAGTGGCGGAGACGTTACCGGCGAGGCTCGATAAGGATTACGCGGAGACTACCGCGCAGTTGGCACAAACTCATGAAGAAATAAATAATGCAAAAATAGATAGAAGAGGAACAGGATACAGTTCAATAAGCGAAAGGTTTAATCAGGAACAAACTTTGTTACCGATGCAAGCAAGAGGCATGTTTCATCTAATAGCACACCGTGGCGCTTCAACCGGACTCGCAGAGAACACAATCTATGCACTTACCCGTCTAGGTAAATTCACTAAGGGTGTTGAAGTTGATGTTGCTTTAACATCTGATGGAGAAGCAGTTTTGCACCACGATGATACGGTCAATCGAATGACTAACGGCAGTGGTCGTGTCGATCAGATGACCTTAGCTCAAATTAAGTCTCTTAATGTTAAACAGGTTGGCATACCTGATGTCAAAGTACCAACATTAGAAGAATACCTTAAAGAGTGTCGTTTACAGAATATCAAGATGGTATTACTAGATCCTAAATATCCAATAAATGAGCGTTACTCGACAGCTGTTATAAAGGCAATCACAAACGCTCATATGCAAGATAGGGTCGTTGTTTTATGTAGAAGCACTAGTGATATGGATAATTTCAGGCTATTTAATAAGTCATTAAATGTTGGATTTCTCGGTACCACTAATGAAAACGTAGAAGATAGAATTTCTTCTTTGAAACGAAATCGAGGTATTTTAACGTTTATATCGCCAGGAGCTTTTTCATCCATTACTAAAGAAACATTATCCAAGTTAAAATCAATTGATGTTTTGGTAGGTGGTTCAATTGAGAATGAGACGAAGGCAGTCACAGATTACATTAGAGACAAGGGTATGGATCTTGTTTTATCTGATAATGTAAGCTCATTAAAGGAATATGTGGAGGTACGTAGCTATGCCTAACATGATAAAAGATGGGGCTTTTTCCAAAATGGAAACGACGGGAGAGTCGAGAGGAACATTTAGACTTTTAAACAGTACTCATGTTGAGATAGAAAAGCAAAGTGGTATTACTGGACAGGTGGCTCTTCTGTGGCGAGTGCCCACTATTACGCAAGGTCAAACTTTTCGCGCAAATGTATTGGCTAAGAAATTCCATGGTAATGGAAGAATGTTCTTTGAAATATTGGATAAAGACAGGGAAAGAGCTGTCAATCAACCTAATAAAGATTATGTAGAGATTGACCTTGAAAACGATTGGAAGATGTACTCATTAATTATTCAAATAGATGACCCGATAGCAAACACTCTTGAATTGAAATTTGGCTTTTGGAATAGTCCAAACTCATATGGAAAAGTTGCATTCATGAATCCTCATTTGACAATAGAAAGTGATAATTACGACGGTAAGCTCCTTATGCCTCAAATCATCGCTCAAGGAATTATAGGGTACGACGCGGATAATGGATGGGGGGCCTATGGGGAGCAAGGAGAACAAAGAAGTACAACTCATGGGATTGAAAGGATTTCATGGAATCCAACAACAAAAGAGATGACAGTTTCGTACACACATCGCTTGAGTGAGTGGGGACCTAATAGACCAACACCGATATTCTCTCTTTATACAAGAGGTAATAGACCGTTATTAGGAGATGGTAGCAGAGTCAAATTGCCAACTTCAATTACACCTGTACTACATTCTACAGGTCATCATCGATCAATTTACTATTTCATTGATGCTGAGAATAACACGATCGATCCTGAAGTTTTGGGCGCTACGCTTTACTTAACACTAGTGGTATTTGGATAATTAATGGAGGGGTTTAAATGGCGATATTAAATACCGTTGAGGTAAGGGTCTTAGGAAGAATTATGACGTTTGAAAATGCTTATCACGAAGTAACTGAAATAGCTGGAAGCAAAGAAAACATGAGTTTTACTATCACTATATTTGAAGACGATACAAAGCAGGTATCATTAGGGCAAAAGTTTTACTCCTTTGTGCCGAGCGTTCATTACAACTCACCTAATCACTTTAGGCAGTCTTACGAATACGCGATGACACTTCCTGAATATGAAGGAGCAACGGCGTTAATTGAAGATATTCAAAATGAATTTAGTGAAAATAGTTAAATTATTATCATGAATCCCTCTGTGTCTATGCTATTATATAACAAGATTAGACATGGAGGTTTTTTATGCAAAGTACAGAAAGGATAGACTGGATTGATGCTTTAAAAGGTTTCACAATAATGTTAGTTGTATGGGGGCATTTAAATACTCCATACATACCGGAAGCAATAATTTACTCATTTCACATGCCATTATTTTTTGTTATTTCGGGATATTTAAACAAAAACCGTAATAATTCACTTGGTAAAACGGTAAAAAGTAAAGGTAAAGCATTATTAATACCCTATCTTATTTTTGCTACATTATCTGTTCCTGTTGGAGTGGCAATGAACTATGTTTCAGGTGAGGGTATAAGTGCGAGTACGATAGTTTTAAATTTTCTATTTTTGAATGGCAATGTAGGTTGGAATTCGCCTATTTGGTTTCTCGTAGTCTTGTTTTTAGTAGAAGTTGCATTCTGGTTCTATAACAGAAGTAATACTAAAGGCTTGATATTTATTTCTGTCTTTGTATTAGGGTTTTTAGCTGCTTTAACTGCAATTAGATACCCATTTGGTTTGCAAATCGTTTTATGGGGATTAGTTTTCTTTATTGTTGGTAATTGGTTGAAGAATAAAGAAATTATAAAATTGCTAAGTCTTAATACTGAGCGTTACCTGCTTTCAACCTTGGCTTTTGTAGGAGTGGGTTTAACTTTCGGAGTTGTATTGAACGGGAGAATAAGCTTGTATCATAATGAGGTTTTTAATTACGCTTTCTTTATGGTATCGGCAATAGCTGGATCAATTGCTTTAATATTGATCTTCAGTAAAATAGGAAATTCTAAGATACTCAACTTTTATGGTAAGAATACACTCCTGATCCTAGCTACTCATTACTTTTTCTTACTTGGCTATCAAACTGTAGACAAGTTTATATTTGATTTAACATATTTGAGTGAACCTAGTTTATTAATTTCTGGATCACTTGCAATTGTGACCATCATTATATATTACCCATTGTCACTGTTTGTAAATAAATATATGCCGTTTTTACTTGGCGATTTTAGCACTCTAAGAATTAATAAATTTAAATCTAACAGTGTTCAAAGTTAGTCTCTTGAGCTCTCATCTTGGAGAGCTTTTTATAATCCTGTTGGACGCTACTGTCTGGTAATTGTCGATTTTAATTTATGCAGGATTCCCCCTTCTTTTGTCGAAATGTAGGTTATAGATGAGAAGGGGGATTTTAAAAATGGATAGAGACGATTTAATCATATTTTTATATGAGAAAGTTTATTTTGAGAAAATAACCTTAGAAATTGAAATCGATCAAGACACTAGATTAAGCAGTAACGATCGTATAGCTTTAAATGATTTATATAGAGAGTTAGGGAATAGGTTGATCTTAATGATAGGTCCATCCCCTTTGGATAATACAGGAAGAAATTATATAAAGGTCATGAATGATTTTGGTTTCAAGCAATTATATGATGAATCCAAACAAAAAAAAGGGAAATAACAAGTACTCAAAAAGGAGGTCAAGATGAACCTTCCAACCCTCCACCCAATGCAGGGTGTAGAACAACCAATCATTGATTTCGATGAAAATAATTTAATGATACGAGAGGTAGGCGCCGGAGAGCGTTCTATCTCTTTTTCTTTTTACGAAAGGAGGCGATCACATAAACGCAACCAAACCGACTCTCACCATTACACCGATGAACGGATCTTCAACGGAAATTTTAATGGACTTCGCGGACTTCCGGCGTCGACGCCGCTTAAACGAAGAAGATTCTATATCACTCACGTTGTATAAGACTCCGCGAAACGCCGAACAATTCGACGCCATCCAAGGACACGCGCGGCTTAACTTAAACGGAGTTGCCTACGTTCTTTCCGCGCACGACCGTACTTACATCGGCGGCTCTACGGAATTAACGATCGACGCGGAACAAGAAGTAGAATACGGACTTAGTGCCGTATATCAAGACGTATCTCTAACGAAGACCATGCGGATCAACGAGGCGCTAGAAAATACGTTTCGTGGAACCGGGTGGTCCTTTGTCGTTAGTGGGACGTTTACTTCGCGCGAGTTCGAAAACTTTGGCGGGGCGTCCGGCTGGCGGCTATTCTTGCAAATACTCGGACGGTACGATGCGGAATACGAGGTAAGCGGGCGCACCGTCTTCATATACAACCGAAAGGGGCGCGTTACCGAAGCGCAGCTACGCCACGGACACAATTTAAATACGATACGGGAGTCGGTAAATGAGAAGGTAGTGCGAACGTTTATAACGGGAAGCGGCGCGCTTGATGACGATGGCAAGCCGGTCGTTACCGCCACTTACACGTCACCTAACGCGGATAAGTACCGTGACCCGGCGACTGGCGCTCGGCTTATTTTACAGGCGGATCACTACAGCAACGAAACGATTTATCACCGCGAGACTTTACTCGACCACCTTAAAGCGGAGCTAAAGGACGTGCCGGATTATAACGTAACGGTAACGTATGAAGAGCTGCGGAAGAACGGTGTTAACGTCCACGAATTTGACGTCGGCGACTACGTTTGGGTCATATACGAGCCGCTCGATATCATGCTTCAAGCGCGCGTATTAATGATCGAAGATTACCCATTTAATCCTGAGCGTAGTCCCGTAATTGAGCTCGGCAACTTCACTCGCGATGTTAAACGGACGATAGCCGCGCAGACCAAAGTAGCTAGTCGTGTTACTAATGCGGAGTCCGCCGCTAGGCAATCGCAGACAATCGCAGTTCGTGCGGAAGTAACCGCTAGGGAGGCGCTATCTGGCGTTGGACAGAGCGGCGAGACGTTAACTACGCACATTAACGACACCTACCGCCACTTAACCGACGTTGATCGGATAAAAATAAACGAAGCTGAAACGACCGCCGGCGCCCAAGCGAAAGCCACGCAAGCTCTTACGGACGGACGCACATACACCGACGCTGAGGTCGCGAAGCTATTAACGGATATAGCCGCTCTAACCGCGCGAGTTAAGGCGCTTGAAGACGCGGAACAACCCGAAACACCACCGGAAGGAGGCACGGAATAATCGATGACACCACCGTCCACATACGATCTCCTACAGAAAATGACGGAATTACAAGTAGAGGTCGCGAAAATACACGAACGGCTCGAAGGCATACCGGAGCTACGGAAGCAAGCGGACGCCGCCGAAGATAAAGCGGAGCTGGCTCTAGCTCGGGCGGACCAAGCGCTTAAAGAACTCGAACACGAACGGGAAGAGGCGCGGAAGGCGCAGAAAGAACGGAAGGTAGATCGGCGCTGGCTCCTCGGAACCGCGCTTACTTTGCTCGGCTTAGTAACGCCGATACTCATACGATTTTACTTTAACTAACGAAACTATACGAAAAGGGGACGATGAAATGACGAAATTAAACATCGTAAAAGACTTCATTCCGAAATCAAACGGTAATCGACCGGGGTACGCAATGACTCCGAAGTATATAACGATTCATCTTACCGGCAACACTAGTCCGGGCGCAGATGCGGCGATGCACGCTCGATTCGTTAAGAATCCGTCAACCGCGGCGAGTTGGCACTATACGAACGACGACGGTAGCACCGTTTATCAACACTTGCCCACGAATGAAAACGGCTGGCATTGCGGAGATGGCGGAAGCGGTACGGGTAATCGACAATCAATCGGCATTGAAGGTTGCGTGAATAGCGACGGTAACTACATTAAGATGATCGAGAATCTCGCGCAGCTAACCCGGCAAGTTATGGCGGAGCATAATATCCCGATCGAAAACGTTAAGCAGCATTGGGACTGGTCGCGTAAGAATTGCCCGCGGGAGATTCGCGCAGGGAAGGACGGAATTACGTGGGACGTATTTATCGGAATGGTAAAAAGGTCGAGCGAAGGTAGTAATAGTAAACCTACGCCTAAACCCGCTCCTGCGAAACCTTCAACGGGCGGAAGCGGCGGTGGCTCAATCGTTAACTGGATGAACGCACAAAGTATGGATTCGTCTTTCGCAAACCGCGCTAAACTAGCGGCACAGCACGGCATCTCGAACTATTCCGGAACCGCCGCGCAAAATACGCAACTACTCAGCTTATTACAAGGCGGAACTACGCCGAAACCCGCGCCGCCCGTAACGAAGCCGAAAGAGTACGTAACCCTACCGGCATCCGCGCAGACTTGGCGGACTTATAAAACCAACGTAGCCCCGGTCGCTAAAAATTCGGACTGGTCGCTGACGCCGGCGAAATTCGGCGGACTGACGTACGAGGTATTAGCGCGCCCGCAAACGGACGTCGTTACGATTAATACTTCGAGGGGGCGACGTAATATCTACGTGGCAAGGTCGACAGGCGCGACGTTTGCTAGACGCTGAGGCGCGAAAATAAAACGAAGGAGGACGTAATAATGAAACAGAATATCACAGCAGGCACGGTGACTCGTTTCATCGTGCTATTAGTTGCGCTCGTAAACAGTGGGCTATCAATGGCGGGGCTGTCTCCGCTACCATTCGATGAACAAGGGTTGGCTACGTTTATCGACCTAGGATTCCTTGGAGCCGCGTCGCTATGGGCGTACTGGAAAGACAACGATGTGACGCCGGAAGCACGCGCGCAGAAGAAAGTAACGCCGAATAAGTAGGCGCCTGATTGAGTGTTAGCGAAAAAAAGCCCCGCGCTAAGAAAGGCGGGGAGTACATAAATTTTAATTGATAAATTGATTTAAAATTGACCAGTTATTTAGATATTGGTCAGCCTTTTGTTCAGTATCTCTTACCTCATAAGACCCATCATCTAGGATTTTGAAGTTGAAGTGGTATATATTATTAGAATTTTTGTGTTTATTTACTATAAATGATAAAAGTTCGACTTTTGAAAACAAGAAAGTGAAGTAGGTACCTTGATGAAAAAGATTAAAGATATAAAATAAAATATCTTCGTCTAGGATCTCTGATTCAGAAATATTATGCCAGCCATTTGGATAATCTGAATGGCTTTTACTGTGTTTAAAAACAGCCTTGATTTTATAATTAATCCCGTTTTTGGATGCTTTAATAATAAGGTCCTCTACGTCTGATCCTTTTGCCTTATCAACAGTGACTAATTCATTCTTTTTTCTCAACTTATCAATTACATACTGCCGGGAGATGGTTCTAGTCACTTTTTGAACATCCTCTTCAACTGTCAAACCATTTTTATTTAAAAGCTCTTCCAAAATTTCAACACGCTCTTCTAACGATAAAACTCTTCTAAAGATTTCATTAAGCATTTTGTCCATAGTATAGCCTCCTTTTTAGGTTAAATTTAGTATAATTAATTTATCTAATTATATCAAGTGATAAATTAAAATATCGCACAAAATATCATAATCGCCAAAAGTCGGAAACCTCCGCGTCTCCTTCGATCTTACGAACTACCCGCATGATCTTCCGCGTAACAGACGCCCCTGGAACGTATTCTTTATCGTTCGCGGCTATCCCGATCGTATTACGTCCTACACCGCTTTCCTTCGCAAACTCCACCGTACTAATACTATTCTTATCGAGCCACTTTCCGAATTGACTCCGCGGTTTGCCTAATCCAAACATTCTAACGCCTCCTATTGTCTGACCTGCTATGTAAATTGTACATACCAGCTAATTAAGCATAGCCTTGACCGCGACGCACGTATTTATACGCATGATGCACGATTTTTTGTGCATATCGGACAAGCGCCTCCGCATAAACGTTAGTATAGACGTCAAAGGAGGCTACACAATGACAAACAAAACCGATTCACCTTACCGCCCGACCGTACGATATGCGCCGATCTACAAGGAGTACATTAACGACCTATTCCACGCCACCACGCTCGACCGTTCGCAGATTATCCGGGCTGCCTTATTCACCGCGGCTCACTCGCCGGAGTTCCTAGCGCAAATAGAATCGCATCTCAAGCGAGACGTCCCTATACCCTCCCCTCGTTGGAACCGCGCAGATACAGTACTTTGGCGGGAACAAAGCCCGCAGCTAAAGAGCGAAGAGGGGGACGTCACCAATGAAAATGATAATCGCAAAGGAAACGTTGAGCCAGTCGTCATCACAACCGATAGGGCGCAAGAAGCCGCTGAACAGAAGCCGGGACGCATTAGGTCGCTTTTCCGCGGAGGAATCACGCTCAAGCTATGAGGTAAGCCCGAGAGAACTTAAACTCGTAAAGGTGCGCGGGAGTTACGGTAGCTATTACGTAAAGAGCCGCATGTTTACAAACGAACAATGGGTGGTTGCAATAACCATCATTAGTTTGATAGCCAAGTTATGTTTATCTCGCTGAGCAATCGTTCAGTTACTATATAATAGAAGAAACGCGTTCAATAAATAAACTTGCTAATACGTAAAAGACGTGCTAATATTTTGTTAAACATTGGATCGGATAAGTGACCGAATCAATGACCGTCAACGACCGTCTAACTTAGCGCTGAACATAACGAGTACATAAACGATACCACTAGCGGGTCGGGAGTTCGAATCTCTCCTGGGACGCTTATATAATACATAGTGAAACCCCTCTTACTTGAAAGAGGGGTTTTTTAGTATGAAAAGGGTAGGTAGTTGACGTGCGCTACTGTAACGTTTGCTTTAACTGTTTGCGCCATTGCTGAAAAGCCGGTAACGCTTCATAATAGCCTTTCATCGTAGAGTCGCCGCAATAGTGAATGACCCATGGACTTGGCTGGTGTGCTACAAAATCCCTTTGCTGCATAAAGCAAAGATTGGGCAGTGTCATAAAAATGCCAACCTGTAATGGCTTCCTCTGACCAAGTTAGGTCATATTGTGCCGCCAT